ATTAATAATTTGTAGATTTTGTAAAGCTACTTTACCTTCATCATTTAATTTATTTTCATCGTATTGTTTGTCGTCTAATGTAAACATTTATTTCCTTTATATTGTTATTATATATTGTCTTCTTGACTAGCTTTAAAAGTTTCATAAGCATCTTTAACGTCTTGTGTCCATACTGCATTACATACTGCTTGAACATCTGCATGTTCATTCGTAATATCTGCATCTGGCATTAAAGCATGTCTATGATACTTTCTGGATAGTTCTTCACCATCTTCCATAACTACAGTATCTGTTCGCACTTGAACTGATTTGTATTTTCCGACCACTTCGATTTTACCAATCTGTGTCTCTTTAGTTATTGCCATAGTTTGTCTCCTTATTGTTGTTATTAGCTTGCTGCTAAATAAGTTATTGTTCCTCTAATTGCACAATCTGTACCATTATTAATGTCTGTATATTTAAGTTGTGTAAAGTCAGTAGAACCTATTCCATTAAAAAATAATATTCCTGCAGATGATGTTGTTAAAACTGCTTGAACAGAATTACCATTATTATTTGTATCAATTCTTTCTCCAAACATAGCACCACTTGCCATATTTTCAGAACTGTCTACTGCAAAAGGTATTCCATTAATTTGAATAAAATCTGTAGAAGTAGTATTAGTAAAATTTGATAAATCTATAAAAAGAGTAACCAATCTTCCGATTTTAATATAACCACTAGCTACATGAGATACACTTCCTTGTGAAGCAGTAGGTGTCCAAGTTCCTTCTTCGTAATCGTCTAAATAATTTGCTGAGCCTGTGCCACCAACATATAGACCACCACCTAAGTATAGGTCTTTCCATCTATAAAAAGATGAACCTAAATCAGTATTATTATTAACGACAGTACTTTGATTTGTTGGTAAAATTGCAGGTTGAGCAGCTTCACCTGTCGCACTTATACCTGCACCACCATTAGTAGCTGTTCTTGGGTCTAGTATAAAAGTAGTTACAACACCACTTCTACTAGCAATACTACCAACTGTTGTTCCATCTTTTCTTAAAGTAATTATATTACCATCTGTTACTTGCCTATTAAAAAATGCAACATCATTAGAACTCCTACTTACTGCAAAATATCCATTATTAAGATAAGTTAATGCTTGAGTTGAACTACCAGTTTGATGAGTAGTAGCTGTAGTTCCCACCAATAAATTTCCAGATGACTCGATACGCATACGTTCTGAAGCATCATTCATAAATTTTATTGTTCTATCAGACCTTGTAATATTTATTACAGGAATAGGAGAACTAGCATAATAAACACCAAGTGTTGCAGTAGCATCACTATCATTAAAACCAACATACATTCCTGCTGCAGTTGGAGATACATTTGCACCAAATAAAGTATTAACTCCATCAGATGTTGCAGTAGCTATATTTAATCTTCCTGTTGGAGAAGTTGTACCAATACCAACTCTATTATTTGTAGAATCAATATATAAAGTATTTGAATCAATATTTAAATTTGTACCATTAGCAAAGTTAACAGTATCTCCACTATCACCGATAGTTAAAGTTGTACCTGACTGTGGAATTATTTTATCTACTTCTAATTGTGACATTATACGATTACCAATGTTCCTGTTACGACAACAGTTTCTGTGAATGTTACTGGACCTGCAAGGACTGCAGATTCAATTGTCATTTTCTTATCCATCACTTGTGCATGATGGTAAATATCTTCTGACGCAGGTTTATCACCTACATATACTGTTCCATTTACTTCACTCATTATATCTCCTATGTACTAATAGTATCAACTCTGCTTAACCATGCATCAACACTTGTTGCTGCACTAGATAAACCATAGAGTACATCACCAGATTGCATAACAATTTTAGAACCACCTTGAATAAGTTCAATAGAACTTGCAGGTGGAATGCTTAAATCTTTTGCTACATATCTATCTGTTCCTGCACCACCTTTGTCAATATAAACATCTACAGTTACTGAACTAGCTGTAACATTAGTTAATCTTAAACCAATGATAGCATCATCAGAATCTGCAGTAAGTAGAGTAGTTTCAGAATTTGTGATTTGAGTACCAGTTGATTCAAAATCCTGTGCCATTATTTATTTTCTCCTTGTTTTATTATTATATCTCTTAGTTTATTATAAGTCAACACTAAAGTGCAATTGCCATAGCTACTGCAAATCCTGGAGTTGCTTTACTATTAATTTGTGTTTGTATAGCTGAAGTTACACCATTTAAATAACCAAACTCTGTATTCGATACAGTTCCATCATGGATTTTAGTAGCATCAATAGCTGCTGATGCATTAACATCGGCATTAACTATAACTCCTGAATTAATAGAAGCTACTCCAGTATTAGTAATACTAACATCACCAGATATAGATTGATTTTCCCATTTAGTAGATGTACTATCATATACTAAGAAGTCAGCATCTGCAACTGAAGTAATTGCAACATCATTCATTTCAGATAATTCATTTTCAAGTGCTACTGCATTTGTAACGAATGCTGTTGTAGCAACTTTAGTTGAACTATCTCCTGCTGTAGGAGTAGGAGCAGAAACTGTTCCTGTAAATGTTGGAGAAGCTAAAGGTGCTTTAAGTGTATCTAAACTTGTAAGTTGAGTTTGTACATTACTTGTTACACCATTTAAGTATCCAAATTCTGTATTTGATATTGAGCCATCATGAATCTTAGTTGCATCAATTGCAGCACTAGCATTAATATCTGCATTAACAATTACACCAGAACTAATAGCAGCAACACCTGTATCAGCTATTGTAATATCACCAGATACTACATTGTCAATCCATTTAGATGTAGCTGTATCATAAAATAATAATGATGCATCTGCTGGAGATGTAATATTAACATCAGTTAATTCTGCTAATTCATTTGCTGTTGCAACTTGAGCATCTACATAAGTCTTAATAGCTTTTGCTGAAGCTAAAGTATCATCACTAGCAGAGACACTTGTTAAATCTGTATCTAAAACTCCTGAAGCTAAATCTGCAACTTCAAGATTTGTAATACTGTTACCAGTACCATTAGCATCAATAGTTTTATTTGTTAATGTATCAGTAGTTGCTTTACCTACTAATGTATCTGTTGATGTTGGAAGAGTAAGAGTACCAGTATTTAAAATACTAGAAATAGTTGGAGTTGTTAAAGTTTTATTTGTAAGTGTTTGAGAACCAGTTAATGTTGCAACTGTTGAATCTATATTTAAAGTTATTGTTTGAGCAGAACCTACACTAGAAATACCTGTTCCACCAGCAATAGTTAAAGTTTGTGAATCTAAATCAATTGATTGAGCACCACCAGTATCACCTATAAAATCTAAATCTTGTACAGTTACTTGTGCGTCTACATATGTTTTAATTGCTTTAGCACTAGCTAAGGTATCATCACTTGCTGATACTGAATTTAAATCTGTATCAATACTTGTAATTGCAGTTGATGCTCCAATTACTAATGCATCTAAATTTACTGTACCATCAAAATATGCATCTTTAAATTCTAAAAGAGATGTTCCTAAATCAATATCATTATCTGTTGTAGGTACAATTGCACCATCGATAATTTTAAATTGTTCAGTTGATACACTACTAACATCAATTGAAAATTCAATTTCATTATTTGATGTATCAATAGTAACTTTGTTTAATGGAGTTGCTAAACCACCATCTCCAATTAAAGCTATAACAGGTCCTTCAGCAGGAGTACCATCATGTTTATGTCCTGTTGAATTATTAAATGCTGCTAATAGTTGATTATATTCATTATTAAATAATGATGCTGATATTGTATCACCATCTGATAATGAACTCTGTCTAATATATCCTGCCATATTATCTTCTTCCTCCTGCTATAAATGAAACGAACATTCCGTTAACTGAATAAGGTGCGTTAGTGTCATCACTAAAAAATTTAAAATTATTAGAAAAACCACTTCCATTAACTAATATACTTTTACTTGGTAATATAGCTGCTCCAAATACATTTGTACCAAATACTGCTGTTCCAAATAAAGCTGGTGAATTTAAATTTCCTACTGAAAAATTATTAGGTTGAGGAACTTCTGAATTATCAAAATCATATCTTATTCTTAATAATAAATCGTTTTGAGTTCCTTCAGCTTCAATGTTAGCTTTTACTTTATATAAACTTTTTCTTAAACCATTATCACCATAGTCCATGTCTGGTGTTTGAAATTCTGCTACTACATTATTACCATCAAAGCTATTACCAACATCGTGTTGATAAACATAACCAGATTCATCTGCATGATAAATAACTTCTGTACCTGAACTATTTAAATCTGAAGTACAAAATTTTACAGGTAAACCTTTTGTTTGACTCCATTCAAAAGCAGGTATACCTTCTGCACTATATTTAAATGTACCAATGATTCCTCTTTGACCAGAATCAGCTTCACCTGTTTTATAATAAAATAATCTATATTGACTTCGTTCTCTAATTACAATACTTGATATTGTATATGTACCAAAATTATTTAATAAGTCATTTATTAATGGTAAAATTTTTCTTGATATAGAACTTAATTCAACGTCATCAATTCTAGCTGTACCAGCAACTGTTCTTAATCCATCAGGTGCTAAGAATATTAAATCTCCACCTATCTCTTGAATTGAGTTTCCACTTACACAACCAATATTTTTAGTTACTGATTTAATTATAGGAGTAGAATCAAGATTTGTCAACTCATATATACTATTTTTACAAAATATAATAAGTGAATTTCTAAATACTTTAATACCTGTTATTATATCTCCTACATCAATTGAACCTGAAGAAGCACCTGTAAAATCATAAGGTTTTAATCTAGTACTATAATATACAGTACTTGGATTTAAAGTTTGTCCAGCTACAACAATTCTTTCAGCATATCTTTCTATTAAAGAACAACCAACTGGAGCAGTATTATTTAAGTCTTCATAATGATAAGTACCATCATCATGTATAGAAAATTCACCTATTTTATTAACTCCGTCTACAAAATATAAAGTACCATTTTGACCACCTGTAGATTCAAAATTTACAAACTGAACATTACTTTGATTTGTTCTAGGTAATGTTGTAGCAGCAGGTAAGTTACCTACAAGTATTCCTCCAATACCATAAGTTAAATTATTTTGTGTACTACTAGTAATAGCAGTTGTTTCTAAAGTTAATATTGTATTACTAGTTACAGATAAAATTTTATAAATATTAGTTCCATTAATAGGAGAAACTATTTTAATATCATCACCTGCAGCAAAGTCTGTTGTAAATGAAGTACCAGTTCCATTTACTGTAGCAGAACCTGAAGAAATAGAAACTGTTCCTGGTCCTGTTGTAAATGTATCTTTATTTATTTGAACATATGAAGTACCTGTAGTACTAAAATATAAATCATCAGATTGAGCAACTACTATGCCATCAGCATAATTTTTTAAACCATGAATTAAATCTAATGAAGAACCTGAAGGAATAACAGCACTTGTTGTTCCCCATTTTTGATAACCACTTATTCTTCTATAACCACCAGTTGTAGCTGATTCAAAATTTTGTAATTTAGTTGCAGCACCAGGAGTTCTAAATAAAGCATGTGAACTTGAAACTAAATCCAAGCCACCTTGTACAGTAATGGAAGCTCCTTGAGTTGGCATCTATTATTCCTTTATATAAATAATCTTCTATCATCTTCCACATACTTAGGTTGTGGAGCATTTAATTGTTCAATCATTTTATTTAAACCTTTTTTATATTCATCTAAAGCTAGTTGAGCTTGAGAAATATTATCTTTAAATTGATAAATATAATATCTTGCTCTAGCTAATAATACAGGTTTATATTGTTCTGGAAACAATACTACATCAGTATCATTAGTTAATGTTGAAGGTCTATTAAATGCATTAAAATAAATTCTGTAAACTCCATTTGGAATTGGCGATAAACCAAATCTTCTACCATCTTCACTTCTTAAAATTTTAGTAGGTACTCCATAATTTTGTTGATTAGATTTATCTTGTTCTTCACTTGATGCATAAAAATCTTTCCAAGTTTCTAATGTTACAAAAGATAAACTATGAATAGTATAAGGTGCAGTTTTACCTGTCACACCTTCTTCAGTTAATGTAAAACTATCCCAGTCTACATTTGAATAATCAGTATCAATACTTGATGAACCTGCTTTTAATAAGTACCATCTAGTACCTGCAACAGTTTCTATATAAGTATTACCATTATAATTATTTTGAGGAGCTGCAGTTGTTAACCATGACCATGTATCTTGAGCATCTACAATATCAAAGTAAGCTCTGTTAACACAGTTAGCTACAAATTTTTGTATTGCTACAGCACCAGCTACACTTGTAAGTTCAGGTTCATTTATTTCAACTAACAATTCGTTAGTCATTGATAGATAAGTTTTAGCCATTTAACAATTCCATGCTCTTAATGATTTATTAATTCTTGAATTAGGGTCTCTTGCTGTTTTAGCAGAAGTTAATTTCTTTTTCATGCCACGCATTCTTGCACAAAAACTCTTTCTTCTACCAGCATCTTTTTTAGTTTTAGGATTGGGTGCAGGTGGTTGAAGATTTCTTTTCTTGCCAGTCTTAGTTCGACCTTTATTATAAGATGCTCTACCCTTTGCGTTCAAACCACCTTTAGGGTCTTTACCCTCTTTACGAGTCCAAGCAGGTGAAGACAATATACCCATAAATTACTTTTTCTTTTTTGACATCATTCCACCATACATCATTTTCTTTTTATCTGATGCAGAGTGTACTTTACCACCGTGTTTATATTTACCTTTATTTACTACTTTGCCACCTGGCATTGCTTTTTTCATTGGCATATTAAATCCTATTTGTTTATTATAAAATAGTAGGGGATATTGCTACCCCCTACCATTAATTACTATTAGTCGATAACGTAGATAATTTTACCTACTGAATCATCTCTTAATACTTTTCTACCCCATACCATTAGACCTCTAACGATATCGCTGAATGTAGCCGTATCTCTAACAGTTTCTACTTTGTTCATTGCTGAAGCAGCAGATACTGCAGATATATGACCAAATAAAGCTTCAGGCTGCGTAGCAGTACCTGCTGGTGAAGCACCAGTTAAGTCATTAGTTGGTAAGTTGTTAGATTTGTACATTGAGAAACCTCTAAGTAATCCAGATGCTACCAAACCGTTTCTAATTGAACCTTGACCTGCGTTGAAGTCAACAGTTAATAATTTAGAAGCTGTGTTTGATAAAACATTGTACCACTCAGGAGCTGCCACAAACCATCTGCCTTCTTCTGGAACGTTGTTTTCATCCAACTCTTTCGCAGCTAAAGCCATTTGGTTTAGAGGGTCAACTTCACCAGAACCGAATCCAATGTCAATCGGAACAGAAGTTGTTCCCATACCAGTTGTTACACCAGCACCTGCAGAAATTGCAGTCATGATATTAGCATCCATTGCATCTCTCAATTTGTACGCAGCATTGTCTGAAGCAATCGCTTGGAAATTAACATGAGAAAATCTTTTCTCTAAGTCATCCAATTTGAATGCAAAAGACTTAGCTTGGTCAATTGTAAGAACAAGTTCTTGGTCTGTTAAGTTTGTAGATGTTACAGCTAGACCTCTAGTGTAATCATTTACAGTTATTTGAGGTTCTTTGATAATATTTACTGTATCACCAAAGCTTGATATTTCGCCCATATAGTCTGTGTTACAGATTGCTTCTGCAACAGCAGCTTTTCTTAGAGCTATTTGTACTTTCTTTGAATAGACTTCAGGAATAAAAAACCCATTAGTTTGACCTGCAACACCTAATCCAAAGTTGTACGTAGAACCACCAGCAAATTTTGCCATAGTTATACTCCTTTTAGTTATTGGTTAATAAAAAAATAAAAGATAAAATTAATCTATAATTCTACCTTCCCTTTGAGCTTTTAGAATTTCTTTCTCATATTCCATAAACTCAACATCTGACATTTTAGCAATATCAGAACGTTTAAAGAACTTCTCCTTAGAGTTAGGAACTTGAACTTGTTCAGTAGTTTTTACTAACAAATCAGCTCCGTCATTCCTTGGTTGCTTCTTTTGGTTTTTTTTATCTAAGCCAAGTCCTCGGTCCTTCTTATACAAGTCAATTGCTCTTGCAGCAAGTTTACCATCAGAATTATTTTCATATATCCATTTTTTAATTTCCATTGGTTGAGCATCTGCCCACTCATGAAAATCATCTGACTCTTTGATATTCTCAAAGTCTGGATGATATTTAGAAAGTTCTAACTCTGCTTCACGTTGTTGTAAAGTTTTGTTAACTTTCTTTAACTCTTCTAGTTCTTCTTGCATAGTCTTAATTTGATTTGAAGACTGCAAGTGAGACACGGTTTCCACAACACCATATATGTCAGGATAATCATTCTTAAAAGCTTCTAGCTCTTCAGCAGATTTAGGTGGTGTATATTTAGGAGCATTGTTTCTTAATTGTGTTTTAAGTTCATTCTCCTTACTATTCCATTCACCTAGTTTCCTATCATAGTATCGTTTGAGGTCATCGTACCTCTTTTTGTAATCAACCTTTGCATAAGGGTTAGAATCAACATTTAATGCAGAATCTTGAACCTTATCCACAGTAGCTGTAGTATCATCGTTAGAATCATCTGGGTTGCTGTTATCAGCAGTAGCATTTGATTCATCTCTGTTACTAGCAGGGTTTGGCACATACAAACCAGAGTCAGCATTTTGGAGTGGCTTCGGCATAGAGTTTTCTGTATGCCAAGCTTTCCTCATGTTGTACGGATTTGCTGCGACTTTTTTTAGTCCTTCTTCGTTTTCGTTACTCATATTTCCTCCTTTAGGGCTTCTTAACTGAAGGTAGCTAAGGTAGGTGTTTCTTTTTAAAACGAAGCTACAAGGGCTTATAATAAAAATTTATTATAAGGTAGCTTGTCTATTCATAGAGTTACCTTTCTCTATAAATTCTTTATACCATCTCTTGCTGGTCAGCTTGAGATTTAATTCCAGCATCATAAGCTTCTTCTGCTTGTTTCATCATCTTTCTTAATTTGTCTACACCAAGATGCTTAACTGCTTTTGCTGTAAATACAAATTCACCATCTGATAATAATGCTGGGATAGAGTC